ATCCACCGCCGCTAAAGCGGCGTGGCTTTCGCGGGCTAAAGCCCAAACCTGTAAAATTTGGATACCAGTACCCGCCATTGGTGAACTGCCATTGCCCCGGCGGCGTCAAAGCTACCGGCGACCCGCCATGCGTATCAGATGGAAGGGCCAGGACCGTTTTTACGCGCATAGCTGGCTGCCCCCTGCGCAGCCGTTTGAGTTGGTAAATTTCTCGTTTGCGCCCGGATATCGGACTCTGCTACTCCCATTTTAGATCAATTGTTCAACGTCTTTTTCGCGCGCGAAAGAAAAGGCCCCCGCGTGGGCAACGGGGGCCTCTGGCAGTCCGGCCCGTGGAGGACGGGCCAGGGAGCCTTCGATTATGCTTGCGGCTTGGTCAGGGCGAAGTTGAGCACCAGCGCGCTGGCAATAGCGGTTACCAGGTCGGTGATTTGCTCGTAGGTCAGGCCGTAAGGGAGTTGGATCTGGAAGGCGGTCAGGAAGTTGGCCACCACGGCCACCGCCGCCGCCCAGAACTTGCGCGATTGGAAGATCCCTTTCCAGCCAGGCGCGCCAGGATCGACCAGCACGCCGGCGGCGTAAAGGGCAATCACCAGGGCGGCCTTGACCACCGCTTCTTGATCGAGTTGGAAGTTGGGAACGAACTGCGCCACGATCACGACGATCAGCGCAATGACGGCCCCCCAGAACTTTTCATTGGTCCATAGGGAAGCCGGGGTAGAGTTGTTGACAGACATGAGATACCTCCTCACTTTTACTAATGGATGAGCGATCGAAGCCAGGCCATCAGCAGATCCAGCAGCCCGGTAACGAACACCGTGCCCACGGCCAGAATCAGGGCGTGCTTGAGGGAGATTTCTTTTTCCCACAGGAACTTCTTGCGCTCGTGCGCGCGTTCCTGCGCGATTGCTTTCTGCTTTTCTGTGGCCTCTCTGTACGCTTCTTGCTCGCTCGCGTGCAAGCGCGCGTGTTCCGCCTGCGCTTCTTCGATGCGCTTGACTCGGGCCTCCACCCCATCGATGCGCGCGCTTTCACGGTTCACCTTCTCCTCCAGCAAGCGGGTCGAGTCTTTGTTCTCTTCCCGCGATGCTCGTATTTCGTTGGCCAGCTCTTCGAGGCGCTTGTTTAACTCTTTGATCAAAGTCATAGACTCCCCCAGCGTTTCAGATTGTGATCGCATACGCTCGTCAAGACGGCCAAATTCGACCTGCAGGCCGGCAATCAGGTCTCTCAAATCGGTAGATGCTTTCGGCGTGGATATTGCCACAGTCCCCTCCTATCTACACGCCGAACAGCGTCCGGCTCATGTGGAAGAAATAATTGATTTGCGCGTCCGGCAGGGCCGCCGCGCACAGAAAACACAGCGCCGCGCGCCCGGCAAGCGAAGCCCTACCATTGATCCCTCCCAACAGTAGCGCTGCGCTACTGTTAAAAATCGCTGCCGGGATACTCGTGGTATTGGTATATTTCTCCTTGCCAAAGAACAATGCCAATTCGCTAGACGGGGTGAATCGTCCGGTAAAGAAGCACCAGGTTGCCGCCGTAATGGAAACTGATCCGCTGTTTACTACCGTGACCGCTGCGCCGTCGCTGGATATAGTCAGTTGAGGAACCCCACTTGCGAGCGTCCCCAGCGAATATCCCCGCTGACTGCTAGTAGTGTTATATTTCGTGATCATCGCCCCGGCAGCCACCGCGTTGTAATACACCCACCCCCCGATGGTCAACGCGCCGGTGATGTCCAGCCCGGCTTCATCCGCGCGGGAAAGGTACTGCGTTGTGCCATTGAAGGACACGTAGGGAATCAGGTTGTTATGCACCGCGCGCGGGGCGGCGTTGTTGTTGGTCAGCGTGCGGGCCTGCCCGGAAATATCCATGACGTTGCCAGACTCGTTGACCGAACTCATCGGCCAGAACCCGCGCAACTCGGGGAAGCCCAGAATGGAACCAATCAGGTCGCCCATCGTGTAGCCGGACTCGCGGGTATTCATGTCTCGGAAAGACGATTCCAATCCGGTGATCTTGCGCGCGGCGGTGAATTCGAAACGCTCAGACATAACTCTCTCCCTTCAGGCGGATTTCCAGTTGCTCGCCGTTATCGCGGTCATACGAGATGCGCAGGGAGTCGATCACGCAGTCGATCGCAAAGCCCTTGTATTCAGCGGTGACCAGGTCGCCATAGTGAAAACGCACGCCGTAAGCCGCGCCAGGCGTGTCCAGGATGGCTCCATTGAACAGGATGCGCGGGCGGCCCTTGCGTAAATAGGCCGATGCCAGCGCGGTGAGTTTATCTGGGTCCGAGACGTTGGAGGCATTGACGTACAACTCACGGCGCGCGAAAGGCGATTTGCCGATGCGAGCCGCGTCCGAGGCCTCTTCGACCGGGTGCCAGGAACTCTCGCCCTTGCCGCCCATGTATACGTAGTTGTAGGCGTCGGTGTAGTCAAAGATGATCTCGGGCGATTTGAGGTTGCGCCGGTTCTGCGATACGACTACCGGGTCGCTCGAGTCGGAGGAATGATCCATGCCGCGGTACTGCGACCATGTGCGGAAGGTAAAGCCGCCTCTTCCATCCGAGACGATATCGTAGATGATGCGCGCGCCGTTTTCGTCCGAGGCGTCGGCGAAATTCTTGAGCACGTCGATAACGCGCTTCCAGCCGATGTCATCCCCCACGATCGCCCCGGCGGAGAGGGCGGCCTGGATGGCCAGGTAGGTAGATAGATCGCGGGTCGCGTCGATGGCCGACACGCCGTAGTTCTCGGTGAGGATATCCACAATTTCATCGTCGGCAAAGCCCAGCTTGGACGTGTAGGTGGAGCCGTTGTCATACGCCACCACGCGCCGGCCCAGAAGGCAGGTTGCATCGGCGGCCTGGAGTTCGAGCACTTCCTGCCCGGTATCGTCGGTCGCGTGGCGCACGCGGTTGATAAACCAGGATGTTTCGCCCTCCAGGTAATACGGCAGGCCGTTGACCGAGCGCCACACCTCGATCTGCCCGTCTTCGGCGAAATACCCCACCGGGAAAGCGGCGGGATTGGCGACCACCATAGACAGGCTGCCGATTTCGTTGGTGCGCCTTTGTAGGTTGAAAGAGCTGATCGGAAGCCTCTCCATCAACTTGACGCCCATCGGATTTTTGTAGGTGATTTTATGAATCCCTGCCACGGCTCCGCCTTAAATAAAAATGACCCCGCGGATCGCGGGGCCAAACTCGCGCGGGTGCGCGCGATTGCGCGCACCGGCCTAACTAAATCTTACCACCTTGCAGAGTCGTTAATTATTGCGCGGCAAAGCATCACCTTGCCGCAATGTCAATGGAGAGGTATTCGGGCGTCCACCATGCAATAATCGCGCTGTTGGCGTCTGTGTCGGTCATGAACGCGCTGATATTATTCCCCCCGTGTGACATATAGAAATCGGTCGATCCAGCCAGGATGAACCGCTGCAGATCACCGCGAAACGAGCTAGTGAACGAGAAATTCATAGGAGTGGTGTTTAAGGTCGCAATTTCGCCGGCGGACAAAACCAGGTTTTGAAAGTAAACCGATTTTCCATTGGAGTAATTCACCACCTGCCAGACATTACCTGGGCCGGTAAATTGAATAACTGGATAAGCCAGCGCCCCAATCACCTCTGGGGCGGTCACGGTCGCGCCGTAACCGCTCGATGGAAATTCACCGCCCACATACAACCTGCTGGCCCTATCGAACGCCAGCGCCAGCACGTTCGCCGCGCCCAGGTTGATATCCACCGGCGACCATGTGCCCAAATTCCACACCGCCATTCCATCCGGCATAGCGACTCCGCCAGCCAGGTCAAACCGCCCGCCTACATACATCGCGCCGGATGGGTGAAATGCAATTGTGCGCACATCCATCGGGCCGGTTCCATCGACTCCACCCCCCAGCCCGGACCAGGCGATACCATTCCACACAGCAACCCGGTTGACCGTGATCCCGCCGGCTGTGGTAAATTGCCCGCCCGCGTATAGCTGCCCATCGGGGCTAAATTTCAGGACTCGGACTCTGGTATCCATACCGCTCAAAAGCGGTTCGAAAGTTGTGCCATTCCATTTCGCGATATAGTTGGCGGTTACACCGTCTGCCGTGGTGAATTCGCCACCGATGTACAGGCTGTCATCTGGTCCGATAACGATCGCCAGCACGCCGTTATTCGCGCCTGCTCCGAATGCCGACCAGGCGCTGCCGTCCCATTTCGCAATCCGGGCCGCCGCACCCCCGCCAGCCGTTGTGAAATATCCGCCCACATACAGCGCGCCGGTGGAGTCGAATGCGATTGCATAAACAGCCCCATTGACTCCCGCCCCCACGTCCGACCAGGCGCTGCCGTCCCATTTCGCAATCCGGCCTACCGCGACTCCGCCAGCTACATCAAAATCGCCAGCAGCATACAGCGCCCCGTCCGGCCCGATCGCCAGTGCGCGGACTCTGTTATTCATACCGGTCCCCAGGGCGTGCCAGGCGCTGCCATCCCACCGGGCAATATAGGCGGTATCGGCGACTCCGCCGACCGATGTAAAATCCCCACCCACAAAAACCGATCCATCCAAGCCTGCGACAATTGCGTTCACCGTATCATCCGCGCCTGTGCCCATCGGGCCCCAGACGCCATCTGTATCGCGGTAGCCGATATAAGCAAAATCCGACACGGCTGACTGAAACCCCAGCACGGTCCCCTGCTGCCCGTCCACGTAAATCTGGGGCAGGTACTGCTTGAATGGCAGTTCGATGTTCTCCGCGTTCTTGTTGGAGAGCGCGCCGGCCAGGCCCGCCGTCTCGAATACGCACGGGATATCCAGACACTCGGTTTCTTCCCCGCTGACCGGGTCGGTGCGGTGATAGCGCAAAACCATCGGCTGCATGGTGTCGGTGCGCATGGGGTTGAGCACCTCTTCCAACGCCGCGCGCACGCGCTGGAGTCCATTCAGGCCCGTATCGGCGATGGCCCCCACCAGGGCAAAGGCCCGCTCCGTGGGAACGCTGCGCTGATACTGCGCGCCCCCATCCGAGATAGGCGTGGAAATGCCCTTGAATTGCATCATGCCCAGCCCGATAACTGCCAGAACGCGGAAACCCAGATCGAGTAGTTTCACTTCCCTGCCTCCATTGCCCGTGTCCAATACCTGTGTATACGTGGACGCGTGCGCCGTGCCATTCCAGTAGAAGGGAGTCTTGCCCGCCAGGAAGCCCTTTTTATCGCCGTCGAAATAGGCGGTTTTGTACTGCGTTGGCAGGATATTGACTCCATCCACGTAGAACGGCTGCGTGTTGCCGCCGCTGCGCCGCGCCAGCACGACTCGCCGGGTTCCCCCACTGTATTCCGCGAAATTGACCCACAAACGCTTCCAGTAGTTCGCCCCCCGCACGCTTGCCACGCGCGAGATGCGATTGCCCGACGAATCCGCGAAGTAAAGATCAAACCATCGCCCCGCCGGGTCGTACAGATCCAGCCCGCACGAGTACTGTCCATCCGTCGTGGTGGTGATGGTCCAATACGCGCCGGCCGCCGCCGTAGATGACGGGGTGACTTGCATTGAGTATACGCCGCGGCGCTGATAATTGCTAGTACGTACCAGGGCGCTGTTCGCTGCCGTTGCCCCGGTCAGGTCGGTTTCAAAGGATGGGTTGGTGTTGATGCTGGTAATAGCCAGCGGAACCAGGACCGAGAACCAGCCTTTATCCCCGTCCCCTTCCAGGAAATAACCGCCGGAAATTTCAGGCGCTTTTGCGTAACGTTCGATTTTTTGCATTTCAGGCTCCCAGGATGCGGAAGTATTCGAATCCCTGTCGCACGGTTTCGGGCTGCATGGCCGTCTCCAGGGTCAGGTTGTAACTCTCGCTGCGAGATACCGCCGGCTCTTTTTGGACCATCAGCTCGTACTTGGCCGCCGCGGCGTCCATCGAGAAGGCGCGCTCGCCCGCCTCGCCGATGCGGTCTAAATTGGTTTTGAACGCCGGCAGGGAGGAGTAATTCAACTTGTGCATGGCATCGTACACGTTGCGCAGGGTCATCTCGAAAGGCGATGGGCTGTGCGACTGGAGCTGTCCAGGGATGACCAGCTTCGAGAGGGCCGCTGCCAGATCGAGCACCTGCTGGCGCACCTTGTCCAACCATAGGAAGAGCTTTTCCAGCGCGCCGTACAACTTTTGCACGAAGAAAGTGTGGAACCATTCGAAGATGGGGCGCAACTTCTCCGCCAGCGTGGCCCACAGATTGGTGAACACGGGCCCCAACGTGTCGCCTACGTAAGAGCCGATCGCCGACGCGGCGGGTAGAACGGCGTTGTTCCACAGATCCGTGAGTGTCCGGAAATTAGCGATGAAGAGATCCACCAGGAACTGGTTGAAAGCCATAAAAGCGGGGTGGAAGACGTTGACCATGAAGTTCCACACTGCCTGGAAGGCCGGGATAAGCACTTCTTGCAGGAAGAGCGTAAACACTTGCAAATTGACCAGCAGCACGGCCTGGAAAATCTCGTTGAGTTTGACGAAGATAGGTAAAATCCAGGTCGATACCCACGTCCATACCGCCTGGAGCGCGGGTATCAGCACATTATTGAACAGATCCGCGAGCACCTGGAAATTTCCCATCACGTGCGTGCTGACTGCCGTGCCCACCTGCTGGAAAACCGGGATGATATTGACCGAGAACCATGTCCAAATCGACTGTAGGGCCGGGATGAGGACCAGCATCCAATAATCCGCCAACGTGGATGTTGCCGCGGGAAGGAATTTAGAGAACCATTCTCCAATGTCTACCAGCGCCGGTTTGAGCGTGGTATTCCAGAACGTGGAAATGGCCTCCAGCGCCTTGGGGATGTTCTCCCCCAACCACACCTTGATGTTTTCAAAAGCCGGTTTCAGGTACGACTCCCACACGTTGGTCAGCGTGGTCTGAATACCCAGCCAATCGTTGTCCCATGCCGTTTTCAGGAGCGCCAGCCCGGCGATGATCGCCAGAATGGGCCAGCTAATCGCGCTGATTGCCGCCGTGACGATCCCCACTACCCCAGCCACGACACCGAACGCCGCGCCCAGCCCCAGGGCTATCCCAACGACTTCCCCGATGTTCTTGACCAGGTCGGGCGGGATGATTTCTTTGAGTTTGTCGATCACCGGTTTGATGTATTTGTTGTAAAAGTCCGAGATGGTGGTGGAAAAGCGCTCCCATGCAGGCACGATGATATCCCGCGCTTTTTTGAAACTATCCGAAAGCGGCTTGAAAGTATCCTTGAGCTTTGTGCGCAGGGTTTCCTTGAGCTCTTCCATTTTGGCCTGCATGTCGCCGGTCACCTTGGACAGGTCGGGCATTTTGACCGCCCCCGCTTTGGCCCCGCCCATCTTGGCCGCCCCAGCGCCCTTCATCGCCGCTGCCAGATCCTTTTGCACCTTGGTCAGCTCTACCAGTTCGGTGACCAGGGAGGATTGCAGGGAAGCGCGCTCTTTCAGCCCGTCCATTTCAGCCTTGCCGGTTTCCAGGTCCTTCTCCGCCTGCGCGCGGCCCTTGGCGGCTTCGTTGCGCCGCTGTTTGGCCAGCAGGAACTCCTCACGTTTGGCGGCCAGCACCGCCGGCGACGCGCCCTCCTTGGCCGACTCGTTGTAATCGTCGATGATGCGCACCAGGTCGCTGTTGGCCGCCTCCTCTTCGGCGCGGAATTTCTTTAGATCCTCTTCCGCTTTCTTGACCTTGTTGGTCGCCGCGGCCAGGGCAAGCTGTTTGACCACCAGGTCCGAGACGGACGCACCGTAATCCCCCAGGGAGGAGCGAATCGAGTCGAGCACCGGCGAAAGTTCGGTCTGCCCGGCAATGACTCCGGTGACCTGTTTGGACAGGTCTTGGAGCATCTTGGACGTATCATCCTTCGAGATCACGCCCGCTCCGGAAAGCGCGCCCAGGGCGGAATTGATTCCCGATTCAATTGCATTCAGCGCGGAGAAGTCTGCCTCGGTGAAACCCTTCAGATACTCCTCCATCGCCTGGGTGCCCCATGAGTCGATGTCGGGCGCTACGCGCGGGGGGGAACCTGGGGCCAGGAAGAAGGAGAGCATATCCGAGACGTAGTTCATCGCCATTGTCAGCCCGGTCGCCGCGCCCTCGATCAACCCGGCGGCGAGCTGCATGGTGACGTTCATGCCCCATTCCAGCGCGGAGGAGGCCGTGGCCATAATCTGTCCGCCAAACTGGTCGAAGAAAGCCTGCCCGGCGTTGAAGCCCGTTTCCGCCAGGCCCATCAATCCCTCGGTCAGTACGCCCAACGTCGCGCCGATGGGCTTCAACCCGCCGGCCTGGATGAACTGCTGGGCTTTATCGAACAAGCCCCCCATCGAAGCGGTCACCGCGTTGAGCGACTCGCCAAAGATATCGATAGAGGAGAAGAAAGCCAGGTCGTTGAACGAACTCTTGAGGCCCGAGAACGTCTTCGAGGCCCGCTCCGCCGCGTTGCCAAAATATTTGTCTACGTAGGATGCGAAGGATTGGCTGACCTCCTCGAAGGTCATCTGCCCGCTCTTGAGTTTGTCATTGACTTCATCCACCGACATGCCCAACTGGTCGGAGAAGACCTTTTCCAGGTTGACCCCTGCCATTGCCAGATCGCGCATGTCTCGGGCAGTGATTTGCCCGGTCATGGCCATTTGCGAGAAGTTATAGGCCAGGCGCTCGGTGATCCCCGGCACGGACTTATTCGCCGCGGCCAGGTTGGTGATCGCCTTGGTCAATTCCAGCGACATATCCGTGGACTGGCCAAAGGCTTTGTTGAGCTGGTAGACCTGCAGGATCTGCTGGTACTCGAATGGAGAGGCCAGGGACAGTTTCTTCAACCGCTCCATCACGTCATCCGCAACCGGGCCGGCGGCGGCAATGGCGTCGTTCATGTTATCCGTGGCCCCGCTGGAAAGCAGTTCCGCGGCGGTCAGGGACTCGATATTGAGGCGCACATCCTGGAGCGTAGAGGCGGCGTTGATCGCCCCGCTGGAGAGCTGCGCCAACTTGCTGACTCCCACGCCGATCGCGCCCACCAGCCCCACCCCAACGGATACCGCCGCGGCGGTCGCCAGGGTGTTGAAGAACTTAAAGCCAGCGCCGGCGTTTTGCAATACCTGATTGAAGGTCGAGTTGGCCTCGCCAGATTTCTTGATCGCCTCGATATATTCTCTGTGGCCCTGGGCGACCAGTTGCACGCCGGTTAGTGGAAGATCGGCCATGTTTGATCCTTTAAATTAAAAAGCCGCGCCCACCGGGCGCGGTCTGCAAATCCGCTGCACGCCGCCAAAAGCGGCTCGCTGTTACATTCATTCTAACATGTGGTCATGGGCGCTTTTTGCCTATTGCAAAATCATGCGCCATGCCGTATAATACAACAAGCGAAATAAAATTTCACGAACGAAACGGGAGGCGCGATGGGCATCGGAGCGAACAGGCACGCATTCACCACGGATCAAATGCGCAAGGGCGGTTGGGCCCGCGCGCGCTTCTGGGCGGGCTGGCGAAAGGAGAACCCTTCCCCGTCCGAGCGCGCGGCGCAAGAAATTTTGCGCGCCCTGGATGTGACCTTTGAGACGGAATACGAGATCGTCCACGAGACGGGCCGTCCGCAGTGGATCGATATCTATATCCCTGATCGCCGCATTGCCATTGAAATCGACGGCTCCCACGGCTGGCATTCCTGGAATTCCGGCGGATCGAAAATGGATCTGCTGGATGAAATCAAGGCGCGCTGGTGCGAAGCGCACGGGATGACGTTCATTTCGCTCACGCGGAAAGACCTCACAGAAGAGCGCTTCCGTGAGATTTTAGGCTTTTAGTTCGATACGGGAGGTTGTATGGGCGCTGCAAGCAGGAAGTTTTCCCACCAGAGGGCTGGGCGGGCCGCGGTGAGTTTCGCGGACCTGGACATCGGAGAGCGGTTCGACTTCGACCGCGACTCCATCCCGACGCGCATCATTGCCGGGCCATTCGTCAAGACATCGGCGCGCAAGTTCCGCGCCGAAGGGCTGCCCGAGGCGAAGGAGCTGCTCTTGAGCCGCCCCAACACGGCGGTCATTCGTTTGCGTTGATCTGTAAGACCAGGGGGTTAGAAGAGCCGCCGGCGCGCCGGCGGCTCGATTATTTCTTTTTGGCGGTATTGCTGGCCCGGTGAGCGACCAGGGCATCCGCGTAGTTATTCACCCGGTAAGCGGCGATAATGGCCGCCATGTCTTCCCCGTCTAATTCCACGAATTTTTCAAAGGTGTAGTGCGACCACTGCGCGGCCAGGCGCATTTCCATCTCTGGATTTCCGTAGGTGATCCCGGAGCGGGGAAGGCGATACGAGAAAATATCGCGTCCGCCCAGGCGAACGTCAAAATTTCTCGATCTGCTCCTGGATCGCGGCCTCCGTTGGGACGGAGCGGCGGGTCAGGAAGGTGATGAAATCGCCCCAGTCCTCCATCGAGCCCAAAGCGATGAAGGTGACCCAGACCACTTTATCGTCCTTCTCTTCGATTTCTGTTCCAAATTCATCGCGCATTTCGGCGCGCAGTTCGTCAACGGCAGACTGCTTGTCTTCGTTCCAATCCAGGAAAGGCGTCACGCCGCGCTTGATCAGCAGGCGGCGCGTGGCCGTTTCCAGGCGGGCGTTGAGAGACTCTTCGTGCGCTTTCAGCGCGGCCAGGTAATCCGGGTCGGCCAGGTTGGGCTCTTTGACCAACCCATCGCCGTAATCCACTTCGTTGACCGGCGGTTGGGGCGCGGGGAATTTGCGCCGCTCGCTGGTTTGTACTTCCTGCAGCAGGGCGTAGGAGACCTTGCGCACAGGGATTTGCACCTGCGTATCCGGGACGGTGAAGAACGTAATCTCACCGGGTTTCAAGGGGAGAGACATGGTATTTTTCCTCCAGAGAATGTGTTGAATTGACCCACGTAATTCAGGGGCCGGGAACGCCCCGGCCCCTGTCGTTCAAGAATTTACTGGCGTCCGGCGTAGCCAATCAGGATCACGCCGTCCACGCCGTTACCGGCCAGCCCGCCGATGGCGAGCGCGTTGCAGTTGTAACCGGGATAATCCGTCTTTGGGTAAGCCAGACGATTGCCCCAGTCGATGGTGGGGAAGTTGAGGATGCGGCTCTGCTGGTACGTCCAGTCCGCCCCGCCGTTCCAGGTCGTGTACAGGCGGCCGGCCGGGGAACTGGAATTCCACAGCACGTAGCCAACCGACTGGGTGGGGAACTTGATGTCGCGGATGGCCCCGCCGGCGGTCGCGCCGGGCATGGTCTTGGGCGTCCACGTCTCCCCGCCGTTTTCGGTCGAATAGACGAAGCCGTTGGATGACCCCACCCAGTACACCTCATCATTGATCACTTCCACGGCCTGAATCCAGCCCGTCTCGGGAGTGGTGGTGGTCAGGGCCCAGGTCTCGCCGCGGTTGGCTGATTTCGCAATCGCGCCGCCCACGCCGGTCGCCAGCAGGGTTTCGCCCGTACCGGCGATGCGCAGCAGATTCTGCGTGGTGGCCACGCCCGCGTTGATCACGGTCACGCCGGCGGTGATGTCCGTCGATTTGTAGATGTACCCGCCGTCGCCAGCGAAGAAAATCTCGCGCGGCGAGAGCACCAGCACGTCGTTGGGGTTGTGCGCGGCCACGAATCCGGTCGTGACCTTCGTCCATGTGCCGGGCACGCCGGTCTTGGTGTTGACCTCGCAGAAGTAGTACGCCGCGGTGCCGATCACCAGCAGGTACGACCCGACCACGGCAATGCCGAACACGGCCTCGGTTGCGCCAATGCCGTCGATATTGGTCTGGTACCAGACCGCCCCGCCGTCCAGGGAGTAGACCACTTCAGCGGGCAGGCCCGGCGAACCGGCCCCAGAGGGAGAAACCACCGCGTAGATGCGCTTATCGCCGAAATCGTTCGGGTCGATGCAGGCGTCGCCAGAAGCATACGTGACGCCCTTGACTTCGCGGTCAACCTGCGTGGAAGCCTGCTCGCCGAAAGCCAGCGCGCCGATGGGGTAGACGCTGGCCCAGGTCACGGTCAGGCTGTTCTCGATTCCATCATCCGAGTCCCACGACTGGCGGTCGCCCAGGTCTTTGTCGCTGACTTCGCCGTCCTCGTAGATTTGCACGTAGGATGTCCAGCCGCGCAAGAAGTCCGACAGATCCTTGCACTTGCCCACCACTTCGTAGGCATTCAGCCGCCCGTGCTGAATCAGGGAGCGCGGGATCGTGCCGTGCTTTTCATGGAAAACCAGCGTCGATGACGGCATGTCCGGCGTGGAAACCGAGCGGCCCACCAGGCGGTAGCGTCCGATCCGGTTGGGATCGGGCACCCAGACCGGGTCGAAGCCGCCGGTTTCCGGGTTCTCGGTCCCTTGAATGATTACGTACTGGGCGTCCTGCCCGGCGTACCGCACGGGGTTACCGGGCCGGGGCCCACCGTACTGGATAAAAGTACGGTGATGTTTTTGAGTCCCAATTTCATCTGCTCTGATGTCAGGCATTTCCGGCCTCCTAGAGATTTAAAAGCAATGACCCCTTGCGCTGCTTGCAGCACACGGGAGCCAAATTCCGTCAATGGCCGGAATGCCCGGCCCGGCTATCTCAATGATAGCATATTTAATTTCGCGCTTTTTATTTTCTTTCTGTCTATTGAATTTTCATTCGCGGCGTGGTATAGTGTTTACAGCGGGCCGGCAGGGTTGGGTTACCCCCCATACAATGTCCCCCAGCCCGATCATTTGTCCGCTGACTCATTAACATGTCAGGGTAGCTCAATGGATAGAGCACTAAAGCGTCCGCAAAACTTTGCCCACACCCCCTTGGGCCGGCAGTGGACGGTTATCGACTTGTAATCGAGCGATGAGGGTCCGACTCCCTCCCCTGGCGATATAAATTTTTGATGCGGGCCGGAAGCCTGAGTTACCGGTGGACCTCATTCTTCCAGCGCCATTTGCCCGCAAGCCGTGTACTTCAGCAGTGGGTCGAACGGGTTGGGTTATCACTGATAAGGAAACCCCCAGCCCAGACATTTATCCGCTGAGTCTTTCTAAAACCGGGAAGCCCCGGTTTTTTTTGTTTCCAGGAGTTGCCGTGTCGATCGAAGAATGGGTACATCGCCTCAACCAGCTCGCCGGAGAAATCGAGGCGTGGATGCTGGCCGTACACCCGTCCTGCTGGCAAAGCGACCAGCTTGAGGCTTTGAACGAAGCGTACCGAGAACTGGCCCGGCGCGGGCCAGATGAATCAATCCAGGAGGACTCTCATGCCTTTTAGCACCTATTCCACCCGCTCCACCCCGCAGTCACGCCCAATCCCGGGCAGAGATATGGTTCCCAACTCCGCCGGCGGATTTTCTTTTGCCCTGGACGATTGGAAGCGTTTCGAGCGCTTCTTGATCCTGGGTAGCGAGGGCGGCGCGTATTACATCGCCGAACACGCGCTGACCCGCGAGAACGCCGCCGTCGCGGAGCGCTGCATTCGCGCCGATGGCCCGCGGGCCGTGGCGATGATCTCTTCTATTTCCGTCGCCGGGCGCGCGGCCAAGAACGACCCGGCCCTGTTTGCGCTGGCGCTGGCCGCCGCGCTGGGAGACGAACGCACGCGCGCATTGGCTTTCCACGAGCTGCCCAGCGTGGCGCGCACCGGCACCCACTTGTTTCATTTTCTCGACTACGCGCAAGGGCTGCGCGGCTGGGGGCGCGGGCTGCGCCGGGCTGTGGCGCGCTGGTACACGTGGAAAGACGCGGACGATCTGGCCTACCAGGTGGTCAAGTACCAGCAGAGGGACGGCTGGTCGCACAGAGACGCGCTCGTGCTTGCTCACCCGAAATCCGAGGCGCTCAACCCGATTTTTCGTTGGGTGATGACCGGGGAACTGGCCGGCGCGCCGGACCTGCTGCAAGCCTTCGACGCCGCTCGCCGGGTAGGGAGCGAAGCGGAACTCTTGCAGATCCTCGCGGCCTGTCATCTTCCGTGGGAGGCGGTTCCCACGGAATGGCTCAAGAGCGCCGCGGTCTGGAAAGCGCTGCTGCCCTCCCTGCCCATGACCGCCCTGCTGCGCAACCTGGGGCGCATGACCGCCGCCGGCGCGCTCGCTCCAGGATCGGAAGAGGCGAGCGCGGTAGTTAGCCGCCTATATGACGGCGCGGCCATTCGCCACGCGCGGCTGCACCCGCTGTCGATTTTGGGCGCGCTGAAAGTCTATGGGCAGGGCCACGGCGAGCGCGGGCATTTGTCCTGGACTCCGGTGAGTGAGATCCTGGACGCGCTGGAAAAGGCGTTTTACCTGGCCTTCCAGTACGTGGAGCCGACGCGCAAGCGCATGATGCTCGCGCTGGACGTGTCTGGGTCGATGGACAGTGGAGAGATTGCCGGGATGCCGGGCATTACGCCGCGCATCGGATCGGCGGCGATGGCGATGGTCACCCGCGCCGTGGAAGAGAATACGCTGGTAACGATCTTTTCCAACGGGCGCTACACCAATTACAGCGCCGGTCGCCAGACCGAAGTGGAAGATGGGATTACGCCGCTCGATCTAGGGAAGACGGACCGGCTCGAGTCGGTTATTGCGCGCCTGAGCGGGCTGCCATTCAGCGGCACGGACTGCGCCTTGCCGATGCTCTACGCGACTCAGCACAGGCTGCCGATCGACGTATTTGTGGTCTACACCGACTCAGAAACCTGGGCCGGGCGCATCCACCCCGTCCAGGCATTAAAGCGCTACCGCGAATTGATGGGCATCCCGGCGAAGTTAGTGGTGGTGGGGATGACCTCCAACGGCTTCTCGATTGCCGATCCAAACGACGCCGGTATGCTGGACGTGGTGGGGTTCGACTCCGCCACGCCGGCGCTGATTTCCAACTTTGCGCTGATGGAGTAAACAATTCCCGGCGGGTCAGATACGGCCCGCCGGGAATTCAACGGGAGCGTACATGGGCACCTATTTTACGAATTTGAGTGAAGAGAAATTTAACGAAATCCTCCAGGCTGCCATCGATTGGCAGTACCTGATTGTGATCTCCGGCGGCATGGCGCGCAAATCGGACTGCGAGGCCTGGCTGACCCAACGCTATGGCATCGACGCCTACACGGGCCGGCAGATCACCAACACTATTACCTCTGGGCCGCGCTACTTCGTGTGCGGCAGGGACGGTTCGGAATGGTTGACGCACGCCGCCGGGCGGCCCGCGCCAAAACCAGAAGATTACCCGGATATCGATTATTCGGTCGGGGCGCTGTAATTCACGCATATTTAATTTCGCTGGCGAAAACTGCCTCTTGTAATCTTCGTGTGTATGTGTATAATATGTGTATATCTAATTTACACAGGAGAGGCAAATGGCGACGCAAATTGGACTCGCACTGTTCGGTCAAATCATCCCGGCTGACCTGAATTTTGATTACGAATTCATCCAGAAATTCCCCCGTGCATTCTGGTTTAGCACGGATCGCCCTGATATTAACATTGGATACGATGGGGAATGGGCTTATATTGAATGCCCTGTCAGCGACGCGCTGAATATTCCGCGCGAATTCCAGGTCTGGCACAACAATCACCCCAGCCTCGTGGCGCGTTTCGCCCCGAACGCCTGGAGTCAAAATTTTTTCGCTGCAAAGGTTCCTGCCTGGTTCGATCCCGCGATTGCTTTTCCGGTGCTCTCGCGGGATTACCATCACTATCGTGAACTGCCGGCAGGTAAGACCGGGCGCTTTGTAATGCGGTTCGAGGTGGTGATCTGCGAGCGGGATGCGTACTGGCTGTCAAATGTACGCGATTATCCGATGGATCAAATCATTTTCGATCCCGGCGTAGAGATCCTCTTGAATAACCACGAAAGTTATTTCACCGGACATCCTATCCAGGTCTGGAGCGACGGGAGGGTCACGGCGGGAAACTGCGATTACGAGCCGGCTATTACGACTTCGCAGGATATCCTGGACGCGCTCAAGGCCGCGCTGCGCATGAAGGAATGGAAAGTTGACCAGCGGTGGAAAAAGCTGCTGACTCTGGAGGTGGAGCGCAAGGTCAAAATCCACCACGGCGAAATACACCGGAGTGGATTTTCTAGCTACTCCGCCGATGTGGACGTGTTTCAGTGGGATACCAACCTGGGCGCACTGTACTATGTGTCTTTTGGATGGGGCGCAATGGGCGAGGACGGCGATGGGGGCGAGTCCTATTATCTCTACGAAAATGAAACCGAGGCGGTTCACCGGGCCAAGGAGCTACTGAAATGAATAAAAATCACTATGCAATATCGGATCACCCGATTGACGGAAAATACCGGGTAATGATCAATGGCGGCGAGATGAGTAAAGCCGAAGCGCAGGCCGCTGCCGACCGAAAAAATATTGAGATTGGCGAAAAAGATGACGCCGTTATCAAGGATATTACTTTCCAGGTTTCCTTCTATGATGGCGAATACCTCAGTGGGTACACCATTTATGGGGAAGCCGCAAAAGAACTTGAGGTCCTGGGTCTGGCCCATTATGTCAGCGGATGGGGCTACCACGTGAGAGATGAGGTGGTCAAGACTCTCGGATCATCGTTTACACATGCGCAGGCAGTGGAATACAGCCGTCCGGCGCGCATGGCGAAAGTCCAGGCTGCTTATCGCGCCAAAGCCGACCGCCAGGCCAAATTCGATGAGGCTGCTCGGACGGGCCACAAGGCGCTGCTTGATCAGTATACAGATGATTGCAACGATCCCAAAGAAGAATGCAGTTTGGATATCGTTACCGTCTACGCTATGCCGGACGGATCGACGCAGACTCATCGTTCGCACACGTGGTAGGTTAACATGACTCGTAAGCCAAAAGATAAAGGCGCCCGTAAAGACTTCTACCTCGCTCCGGATCTGGCGGCGTGGTGGGAGACTACCGATGAGAATCGCAGTAAATTGGTCAATGATGCGCTCCGCCGGATACTGGAGAAAAAGACCATGCACATCTACGAAGTGGGCAAACTGTATACCGAACGAACGCACTGGCCCGAACTGGCGCAGTATAACTACCGCGGCGGCGAGCATGAGCTGGTGCTGTTCTTCAATCACCCGACTCCTGAAGAAATCCACGACGTGGCGCGGGGAGAGGTTAGCTTCGCTCTCTATGAACGCGGCGCGCAGATCGTGATGCTCTATCGCTTTGGCCAGGCGCTGCCCTGGAGCGATGCGCCTTATTCCATTCATCTGGTGCCAACCGAGGAACGCGTGCTGCCGCCCGAGACGGCAGAGGGAGCCGAACCGCTGCATGTGGTCCTGGTCAACGCGGCCACGGGCATCATCGCCGCTTTGCGCGCGATCGCTATCCCGCAGGATTTCCTGCAAGTCCTTTACGCCGCTATCCATCGCCAGGCCGCGCTCCCGTTCACCCGCGCCATATACAACGGTGAATTAGAGTCGCTTTTTGCAAGATACGATTCGGCGGCTCTGGCAGGCATCGCAACCGCGCGCTTTTTCAGAAAACCGGAGAAATAGCATGGGTCTGCTGGTTTTCCCCGAGCGCCCAGTTTCGAAACTTATCGCGGCCCTGTCTTACGGAAAGGTGACCGTGTCCGTGAGGCGTGAGTACGACCGCGATAAATTCAACGAGACGATCAAGAAATTTGGCTACCATTTTGACTACGACGCCCGCGCCTGGGAGCGCGATATCCAACCCGCTTTTCACGGCACCCCTCTGGACCGCGCCGCGGAAATCGGGCGGGAACTGCTGGCCGCCGGCTTCCCGGTCGATTTCCCGGACCCGGAATGCCAACGACTGGCGATCGATGGGAACTACATTCCCGAGCAAACACGCTGGGTAATGGCTGCCACGGCGGGGAAATTTACCGGGTGGTTCGTGCTTTCGTGGTCGCGCCGCGAGGATTACTATCAGAAAGCGCGCCAGTTGCACGGCTCGCGTTACAACCCGCCCAGCGTGGTCATTCCGCCCGAGTCTTTTGAAGAGGTGCAGGATTTCGCCGATCTGCACGATTTCCACCTCTCTCCCGGCGCGCGGCGCATCGTGGAAGAACAGGCCCGCCGGCGCACGGAGGCCCTGGTGGTCAATCTCGAATCGAAGCCGGTGGAAAAACCGAAACCGGCCAAAGATCAAATTCATGGAGTCGATCGTGAACTGCTTGACGACGCTTTTGCCGCACCAAACCAAAGCGGTGGATAAGCTGCTGCCCATTCGCGTGGGCGCGCTCTTTATGGACATGGGCACGGGGAAAACCCGCACCGCCATTGAGTTTGCCGCGCGCCGCGAAACGCAGATCGACCATGCGGTCTGGTTCTGCCCGGTCTCGCTGATGGAGACCGTGCGCCAGGAAATCCTCAAGCACACAGACTGCGCGAGCATATATGTTTTTGATGAAAAAACCAGCGCGCGCAGTGTTCCGCAGGACCGCCTTTTTTACATCGTCGGCATTGAGTCGATGAGTTCTTCCAATCGCGCCGTGCTGGCCGCGCGCTGCCTGATCACCCCGCGCACTTTCGTGATCGTGGACGAGTCGAGCTACATCAAAGGTCACTGGGCCATTCGCACGAAGCGCATCACAGCCATGTCCGAGACGGCGCGCTACCGCATGATCCTGACCGGCACGCCTATCTCGCAAGGCGTAGTGGATTTGTTTGCGCAGATGCGTTTCCTCTCGCCCAAAATCCTGGGGTACCGCAGTTTCTATTCTTTTGCCAATAATCACCTGGTATATTCCAAGAATATCCCGGGGAAAATCGAGCGCGTGCTGGACATAGACGTGCTGGCCGACCGGATACAGCCTTATGTTTACCAGGTCACCAAAGAGGAGTGCCTGGATTTACCGGGAAAGTTGCACGAGACGCGCTGGGCAAAAATGACCGGGGCGCAAATCGATGCGTACTACGCGGCCAAAGAGATTTTCTCCGAATCCGCAAGCCGCGAGACGGAATTCTGGAAACTATCCCACGCCATTTTTCGCCTGTTCACCTCGCTGCAAGAGATTGCCTGCGGCTTCTGGAACCGGCGCGGGGATGACAATCAGTTCCACTTGAGCGGATACGAGAACCATCGCCTGGATCTGCTGCTGGATACGGTGAAAGAAATAGGGGAAGAGAAGATCGTAGTCTGGAGCAAATTCCAGCACAACCTGCTGCAGATCGGGCAGGCGCTCGCGTCCGAATGCGGCCCGGAGTCGGTCAGCCTCTTGCACGGCGGGATGCGTCCGGCGGAGCGAAATCGTTCTATCGATCGTTTCCGCGCCGGCGCGCGCTTTTTGGTCGCATCGCCCGGCGTGGGCGGGCACGGGTTGACTCTCAACGAGGCGCGCTACGTGATTTTCTTCTCCAACGGCTTCAAATATTCGGAGCGCATCCAAGCCGAAGATCGCTGTCACCGACTCGGACAGGAACGCGCGGTCACGTATATCAATATCGCCTGTACCTGTGGCATCGAGGAGCGTATTCTTAAGGCGCTGGCCAAAAAGAAGAACGTGGTGGAGGAATTCCGGCGCGAAGTAGAAGCGGTGAAAGACAAAGAAGTTGCGCAAGAAAAGTTTCAAAAGATGATCGCGGAGCTATGACATGATTTTCATCGGGATGCAGGATGGGCAAAAATCAGGAGAAATCGCGCGCTACCAAACCGAGCACGGGATCGAAAAAACCGTGGTCATTTCCGCGGATGAATTCCCGCTGGCGTTGGACGGCGCGGATCACGTCAAATACAGCGACGTGATCATGTACGTGACATTTTACCGCCTGCTGCAAGAAATCAACCAGCGGACTCTGGTGGTTTTGAACGAGGTCCTGCGCACGCAGAACCGCTACGATCTGTCGTACAACTGCATTCGTAACTTTCTCAACCTGACCACGCATGTGCTTATCTTCCAGCGCCTTCCATTGATCGACACACGCGAGGATTTCATGATCCTCTTCGACTTCGACACGCGCAGTCGCTGGAAGCGCCGCCCTTTCGACGCCGGCCTGGTGCTCGCCGAGTCGCGCGTATCGGTATACCCGCTGCCGCTCGCATTCGAACGCGTAGATGTGCCGACATCCGAGAAGACGCGCCGGCGCTACGAGGCGGAACGCGAGCGATTATTCAATGGACTGGGCAAGCGCGACCCGCATACCCTGCCGCGCAATTTGCATTTGATTGGCGGGGTGGATAAGCTGGCCTATATCGACTCGCTCAACCTGCCGCTGTTTGGCTCAACCGAGATGTATGTGGCGCGCAACAAGCGGCTCAACCGAACCAATGTGATTACCTACGAGGAAGCGCAGGCCGGCCAGTCCTATACCCTGGTGGATTTTCCCCACCGTTTTATCGACTACAGCGACTTTCTCAACCGCACCGGGCAGGCGCAAAGCCGCGCGTTGATCGCCGACCTGAAAGTCGATCACTGGTATTTTGAACGCTACTACGCCTGGGTCAAGAGGATCTATGATACCTACACAAGTTTACAGCAGTGAAGTTAACGTTCTGGAAGCGGCGAAGCGGCGGATTTCGTTTGTCTTCGATTCGTTCGACAATATTCACGTGTCAATTTCAGGCGGGAAAGATTCGAGCGTACTGGCGCACCTGGCCCTGATGGAAGCCAAGCGCCGCGGGCGTAAGATCGGCATCTTCTTCCTGGATGAAGAAGTGGTGTACGACGAAACTGTCCGGCAGGTGGAATACATCATGGAAGAGATGTCGCCCGAGAACGTGATCCCGCTCTGGCTGCAAATGGAATTTCACCTGACCAACGCCACCAGCCTGACCGAAACCCAGTTCATCCCCTGGGAGGCCGGCAAACACAAACTCTGGATGCGGCCAAAGAAAAGTTACTCGATCAAGTTCCCCCAGTGGGACCGTGCCACCCAGTACGTGGCGGATAAAACCAAAGGTTTTGGATTTTATGACGTGTTCGTGAACTTCGAGCGATGCTACCACAATACCGCCTTTTTGGTCGGATTGCGCGCAACCGAATCGCCCAACCGCTGGCGCACGGTCAGCAAGAACCCGGTCAACGTCCAGGGCGAGCCGGTGTACTGGGCCACAGAGAAAGGCGCCAACGTTTCGATGTACCCGCTCTACGATTGGAACTTCCACGACGTGTGGCATTACATCGCCGAAAACGGGCTTCGCTACCACAGAATCTACGACTACCAGGTCAAGAAAGGCTATCCCATTACCGAGATGCGCATTTCCTCCTTGATTCATGAGAAGTCTTTTAAATCTATTTGTGATCTGCCCGAATTCGAGCCGGACACGTATAACCGCCTGGTCAAGCGCGCCAAGGGCATCGTCCTGGCGCAGGAAACAGGCAAAGCGGCGAAACTTTTCCGCGCCCGCACGCTGCCCAAAAACTTCGATTCCTGGCGCTCTTACCGAGATTTCTTGCTCCAGACCCATCCCGACCCGGTAGGAAAGGAAGTCCTGGCGCGGCGCTTTGCCAAACACCTGGATAACGAGTACGTGGCCCGCCAGCAGGTGCGCCAGCTCGTGCTCAACGACTACGAGAATAACCTGCCCGTGGACAACAAACCCGACCCGCGCGATGCGTGGATCGCCTATTACATGGAGAATCTATAATGCTGCGCATTGAAACGATCGAACAGTACCACGCGCTGAAGCCGTCGCTCGCGCCGGTGATCATCGCCGCGAAACAGAAGCAGGAAATCCTCATTCCTTGTGTAAATGTTCTTCTGGTCCGGCGCGAGCTGGTCCAGGCCAATCACTGGAACCCGAATCAGGTGCCGGACGATAAAATGGAGCTGCTCCGGCAGTCGATCGTGGACAATGGATTTTGCTTCCCGATTGTCACCGGCTACGACCCGGACCTGGAAAAATTTATCGTCGTGGACGGTTTCCACCGCTATACCATTGCCGGCCCGAACTGGCTGGATATGGCGTATGTGCCTATCGTGGTCCTGGACCGCCCGATCGAAGAACTCATGGCCGCGACCTGGCAGTTCAATAAAGCGCGCGGCGTCCACGAGGTTGATCGTGATGCTGACCTGATTCGCTCGCTGCTCCAGCAAGGCAAGAGCGAAGATGAAATTTCCGTTCACCTGGGGATCGATCTCGATACGGTCTTTCGTTATAAGCAGATGACCGGCATTGCGGAACTATTCCTTGGCGCAGATTATTCCATGTCCTGGGGCATGGTGGAGGTGGACCGATGAAATGGACATACGGCGGCGCGTGGGAGCGTTTCCCTATTCGGGAAGGGGAAGTCTGGCAGGCCGGCGGCGGGTTGCTTGCGGTGCATAATTTATTCGAGCCGTTGCCTGAATTTATGCACAAGGCGGACCTGATTTTCATCGACCCGCCCTGGAACCTGGGCAACTTGAACACATTCTATACCAAAGCGGAGCGGGTGGATTACCAGACCTCCTTTGATGTATTTTCCGACGCGGTATTTATGCGTATAGAAGAAATATCCCCACAAATCTGTTATATCGAGATTGGCAAGCAGAACGTGGATAATTTCCGCAAGCGCCTGGAGCGTCTTTATCCGGTTGTACAAGCCTGGCCAGTTACCTATTACCGCAAGCACCCGTGCTGGATCTTGCGCGGGTCGGCGAGCGAAACAACTGCCGATTATACCGGGATGGATGAATCAGTCGTAATCAAGGCGGTTGGGCAGCGGGAGAAATACCGGTGCATCGGTGATTTTGTGATGGGACGCGGACTTGTAGGACTCGCGGCCCACGCCGCCGGCAAGGAATTCGTTGGAACAGAACTTAACCCGCGCCGCCTGGCGTGCCTGTTATCGGCGCTGGCCGAACAGGGCGTAGTTGTTCACAAAGTTTCGCCGTTGGCTGAAACTGCGCAAATCCCCGTTGGGGGGATGATGAAAGCAACGGGGTTTGGAAAGTAAACGAGGTGAGCATGATCGCAAAACTGGCCAGGCTGTACGACATAATAACTCTCTGGTTGCGTTGGTGGTGGCTCGTGAACGTGCGCCGGGTGACTCCAGGAGAGATGCATAAAGTCCTGACCGGCATGGGCTATACCTGCCAGCACGTGCGCATTCCGACAGGATACAGGCGCATCTACTCTTTTGGCAACGGTAAAATAGAAATCACCATCCGAGAGGTTTCGAAATGAACTACCATCCAGGCAAGCCGCTCAAAAAAGCGCGCGGGGAAGTGAAGCGGCTCTTGCGCGTGATCGGAACACTTCAAGACAAGATAGGAATGGGCATCGGTCTTCACTACAACGATCGCAGCCAATCCGCTTTTGGGGAAGCGCAGAAGACCCTCCAGGAAGCGTTCGATCTGTGCATTAAAACCACCGCGGATTATGCCCCGGAGTCGTATGATCCTTTTTATGATCAGAAAGACTCAAAAATAAATGACTAGTGCTCGATTTTCAATTCTTACGGTTACATACATTGCCACATTGAGCGACGCCTACACCACGGTCGCGTTATCGATCGAGGATGCTTCTATCGTCTCCGCCATGCGGGAAGCTATGCGGCGAGCGCAGGCGGATTACCACATCCAACCCGATACGTGCCGGGTCCGCGTTCGAATCATCCGCCAGCCAATCGATCCAAGACAGATCGCAAGCTGGAAATAAATAGGGATAAAAGCCAAAAGGGCCGGACACCCGGCCCTTTTGTGACCTTCTCAGTTGTCCGGTTTCCCCGGAACGAGGATGGACCCTCTAAAGAGAAGGAGCCTTTTCCCCCCGCAGTTCTCGCCTCACCGGCGGCGCTTTGCGGGGCAGCCGGAGTCGTCCAGGTCGCTCCGCGGTCCAACGCCTATCCCAGGCGCGGCGGCCCTCGATGCGGCTCACAGCCCTATATTTATCGTAGCACGGGCGCGCCGGCGGTTGTGAGCCTGTCTCGCACAAATTCCACAGAAGGGCCGCGCAGTTCCGACAAAAGCCCGACAGAAACCTTTCAAAAAACTTACAAACTCGCCGCGGCAGCTTGCGCATGGAGACCGGTCGCCCGATGATAGTCCCGCCTATTATCGGCGCAACTATCTACGTCCCCAGCGCCTGGGCGAGATTAAATACAGAGGGGCGGCTTTCGCCGTCCCTCGATCTTTTCCTACACGTGGCAGGTGACTACTCCGCTGGGGCTAAAAGCCCCGCGGCTTCTACCGGACCAGGCCGGA